CTCTTATTTGGTACTTCCTAAAGGGGCACCCATAATGGCGTCGTATCACAAATATGAATGCTGCGAGGGCGTAGTAGAGATGTATCATTCTAGGTACTTCTCATTGCTAGTTCAAGATCCCTCGCATGACGTAGACCAATGTTATCGGATGAAGGTGCTCCCTAAATTACTCTATAATGAGCTTGAGAGTTTGAAAATTAGATCAGAATCACCTCAGAATAAGTTGCGCTCTGCCAAGTGGTATAGTAATTCTGGATTCTGCGATTCTCATGTTCTGAACCTGCCAGGTAGGATCTATCAATTAATCAAGTACAAAAAGAACTTTGATCTTTACGGGGGGGGCAGGTTTCGAGGAATTAATGGAGAATTTGCTCGAGGATTGCTTTTTAATCTCTTGTTTTTCTTATGGGATAGTATCGGAGTTGGTGTTCCCGTCCGCCAAAACGCCCATGGCAGAATTCCGTGGTGTTACTGGAGACTGCATGACTGCACTATCTCTGTTGTCGGGAAGAACCTCCACATAGGTAAAATCTTGTTGAACTCTCGCCACAGTCTCGAGGAAATCGACGGTATGATGTGGACTTGGGAAGAACTGAACGACATGAGCCTTGATTCGATAACCAAAAGTGGTAGTCCTGAATCCTACATATTCAAGCAAAAAAGAACAGTATTACATGAAATCCCCAACCTAGAGTAAACACACCTACACGGTGGATTTTTAATAAAAACTCAACTCTACAAAGTAGAAATCAAATGTTCCAGGTAAAGAAGGGAACCAGTAAAAACCATTTAGAAATTTTTGAAGACAACTGGGAAACTATCTTAGCCCAGCAGATGCAAATTGAGAAGGAAAACAAGTTGGCCCATTATAAAAGCAAGATTAAGTTAGGGTATTTACGCGCTGCTAGGCACAACACGGCAATCGGAGACAATAAAAATATTGGTTCAAAATCCGAGAGGGAAGTTATTAAAAAATGGGCATCATTCGAAGAGTTTGCTTCCCATGATAGGTATGGAAACAGGCTTCTTTCTTATGATGATGTGGACAACAACTCGGAAAGCGTTAGAAGTTTAGTGCACTCGTCCGACTGCAAGGAAAGGGAGCAAGAAGAACTGGATGGGGATCTTTCGGTAAATCACCTAAGTGAAAAGTCCTCGTTGGGGATAATCCCTTATTTGTCTAATTCAACTACTGAAGGAAGGTCCATGTTCATCGCCAGAGTACGAAGCAATACAGAAGAAGCACATTTTGTGAATCAATCTCGAAATGATTTTAATGAACACATGGCTGCCATCACTAACAATAATGGTGGTACAGTGCAAGCATTCTTTTTAAATTTGTTATCCTCATTGATCAAAAGTTATAAAGTTGTCCTTTCAAAAGACACAGACGGTGCCCATAGTTTGAGGGAGAAGCTTGTTAGAGTCGGGCAATCATTGCAAGCAACTGTAAGTCGAATTTTGTCTAGGACCCCCCACTTTTCTACTGATCCCGCCTTCAACTTTGCTCGTGATATAATTTCTCAGCCAGTTTTCCTCTCTTCAGACGAAGAAGAAGAAAAGAGGATGAAAAATCGGTTCGTGTTCTGGACACTGTGTTATCATAGGGTTGTCAAGAGCTACTCGTATGATCCACCGATGAGACTATTTTCCATAGACTCAGAAGTAAATAAGGAGAGAACCGATATTAATAATTGGTTTCTAACAATTTGATTAGAAACGGTGAGTTATGAAAAACTCAAGTCAAATAGATCAAAAAACAACATTACGATAATACTATCTCATGGCAATGAATAAGGCTGATTACGATGAGCTTATTAAACTTAGAATAACTTTAAAAGATGTGGAAACCCCACCCTATTTAGAGATAGAAAGGAAAACAGTGATGGAATGTGATGCTGACTTAGACGAGACTATAAAACCGCCTAATGATTCCTTGTATTACAATCTCGATTACAAGCATAGGATAGTGTGTATCAAGTATGCAATAAAATCCCTTTCCGATTACCTTAAGAGGACAAGAAAAGACCGATGAAATTAGACCCTAGAGAACAATCTACTCAGGCGAAAGAGAATTGTGGCCGCTCAAAGAGGGTAGCTACAACGTCGTATATCAACAAAAACTCAAAAAGATCCATTTGATAGAAATTCAGTAACAATCGGTTAGGTGACAATTATATACATATTTGCCACAATCACAAAATTCAATGTTTTCTGGACTTGGGGATACTGACTTTTCAGAAGCTCAGTCCAAGGAAAAATTCTTCGTGCCTGATACACATTTAGACGTACCCCTCATGCAAGTCAAATTGGAAAAGATACAATCATCCATGATAAAACAAGTTCAAGGAATCTTCAGACATGATTCTTTCGAGGCGGACCCTACTTTGGTCTTGTTCGATTGGATTGTTGCAACAACAACATCCCTCTGCGTAACGACGATGACAGAAGTCAGTATTGATCTACACAATATCAAACAAGAATTAAATGTAGCTAATACTCTAGAAGAGGCAGGGCTTAACTTAAATCATTGGGACACACTGCTAGAAGATGTGATCTTTTTACCTGAAGCTATAGCCTGGTGGAAGTCCTGTAGAGATTTTTTAACAAAGTTGGTCTGGGAGACCGCAGAGGACACTGTTCATACCTCTAAGAAAAAGAAGAGTTCAATCAGCGAATTGTATTCCTTATCTGCGATGTTGATAGGAGTAGATCGAGACACTTTGGTACTTTCTTTTAACAATAGGTTCTCTATCGCTACGAGAGATTTTTTGTTAATGATTTCTGACATAGCCAATCAACGTTATTTAACAATGTTGGCTGCCCACCTAGGGTGGCTATTGAAAGTAATAGGTTATCCAACCGTGGAGCTGATAACGCAAGTCTATCAAGGCTGGGATGAAATTCTGAAGACGACCGGGAATCAAGGATACAACCTGGTGAAGTTTCACGAACCACTCTGCACCACAGCATTGCACTTCATGGCACGGAAGAATCAAACGGAGATTGGATTAATTGAACGATTTAGGAACGTCATCACTGCAGACTATGAGGAGAAGGCCAAGGAACTCGGGGTACCTAGAGGCTCAGCTATAAAATTAATAACTATACTACAAGATTCCGAGAACATAGATGCAGTTGTCCAAATCTTTGGGCTTTATCGACAATGGGGTCATCCACATGTAAGATCATCGGAAGGTATTGCCGCAAACCGAAAGATAGCTTGTCCAGAAAAAACCATATCTGCAGATAATGCTACACAATTGACGAGAGCCTTCAAAGAATTGATTTTCGAAGCTTATTTTCGGAAAGAAGGAAAATATCCAAACTTTACATGGGCTGGTGAAGAAGGGCTCCTATATGACATACTATTAACAGGAAAACCCTTGAGAGTCGGGGAGTTATACGAACAATGGGATCAAGTCACTGTTAAAGGAACTATTGATCCGTATTTGAACCTGAACATTTTGGATCTGATCCAAGATAAAGCCTGTGGTGTCCCTCGTTCTGAGGTGCTCAAAGAATTGCGAGCTCAAAAGAGATCAGGATGGAAACAACGTCGGGTTTTAACCAAGTTCATGTCAGAAGATACACCTGATCCAAAAGAGTTCTTGACATCAATTGACACAACAGAAGGTGGATTGGACGATGAAGATTTGACCATTGGAGTAACTCCAAAGGAAAGAGAGTTGAAAGTAAAACCCCGACTCTTCTCGTTGATGTCATTCCCCTTGAAACTATATTTCGGATTGACTGAGCACCTTCTGGCGGACACTATACTTCCATACGTGAAAGAGATCACAATGACCGACGGAGCGATAGAATTACAAAAGAAGATGTACCACGCCACTAACAAGATGGTAGGTCACAATAAAGAAGTCCTAGTTGTGATCAATCTAGATTTTGAAAAATGGAATCTTAACTTTAGAGAGTGCAACACAATTGACTGCTTCAAGATATTAGATCAATTGTTCGGATGGGATAAGGTCTTTTCTCGCACCCATGATTTTTTCAAAAGGACACTGTTTTATTGTGCAGACAATCAGGAATACCCTTCCGAGGAGGATTTTAAGAACTTAAACAACAATTATATCTGGTCTCAATTAGGAGGTTGCGAAGGCTTGCGTCAAAAAGGATGGACTTTGATAACCGTCGCCGCAATCCGTCTTGTTTTGATCAAAATGGGAGTTAAGTTTGCACTTCTGGGACAAGGTGATAATCAAGCTCTGGTCCTCACATTGTCTTACGACCCTGAAAAAGAATCAATCAGCAAAGTGCACGTCTTATTTGCTGATATACTCATCAATATGGGGAATTTTTTCCGAGATATCCGATTGCCTTTAAAAATAGAAGAAACTTGGTCTTCCTCTAATGTGTTTGCTTACGGAAAATTATTCATCGTCAACGGAGCACCTAGGCCAATGTCATTAAAAAGGATTTCTCGGTGCTATCCATTATCAAATGAAGACTACCCCGGATTGTTCACATCAATTGCTAGTATTTTTGCAAACGCTCAAGCTGCCACAGCCTCAGATTATAATTTTATAGTCAGCTACATTGTCGCTATGACAGAAGCAACCAATGCCATATTGATGCATCTATCTCATTCTGTATTGCTAGGCGAACCTCTTAAGAGAGGAAAGAGCCTAATCACAACTGTTGAACCTTTTGCAAAGATGATTCAAGGGATCGATTCAAATATCATGTCACTCTGTAAATACCTTACGTGGACATCCGCATCATTAGGAGGGTACCCTTTCCAAAATCCTCTAACTTTCTTGACTAAAGGTTTTTCCGATCAGGTGACACTGGACTTGCTTTGGGGGTATAAGCGGTGGCAATATTTAAACAAAAAACAATTAGCTTCAAACAGAGGTTTACCTTCTGATGATGTAGCAACATCGGTGGCCCTTGCCATTATCTGCCCTGTTCTCAAGACTTTCTCGATAGAAGATCTAGGGAATTTATTATCAGCACCTGCGGCCCTCAATGTGTTCTCAGGGCCACAGAAAGCAGCTGTTTTGAGAGCAAAAGCAAGGGATGTGCTTTCTATGGAGCATGTCAATAAGAACAAGGACTTATTGAATCTGATAAGGTATTTCAACAAAAACGAAGAACAATTGTTAATGAGTTTGCATACAATGGAACCTTTCCATGCTAGGCTAGCGGCGGATATTTATGCTGCTTCTCCTTCTGGAGTCACAGAGGCCCTGTTCGGTAAGTTCGACACAACCAAGACTTTAAGAAATGTTGCAAGAGAGGAAAATATTGGTTTTTTATTTGCTGTTAAAAGATCAGAAATTATGTATTACACGGGAGTATTGTTCCAATTAGAAAACGCTGACAGAATCTGCCTAGATTTTTGGGCCAATTATCATGACTCGGATTGCATGATGAAATTAGTTAAGGAACTTAGGTATAGGTCATGGAAGAGGGAGATTATCGGAATCACAACTCCACACCCTGCTCACTTTTTGAGAAGAATCACAGGGGAAGATCTTTCAAATTATACTCTACCGGAACAGGAACTATCTCTGAGAGTTGATCGCTCACTGGTGGCTTCGCAAGCTCTAATTTTCAGAGCTGTTGGACCATTTCCTCCTTACCTTGGGGCAGACCGAGTGGAAGGAATTTCTCAACACAAGGATTATCAAATAAAGTCTTCCCTGGGTCCAATAAGAGCAAGTGTGGATAATCTTAGAGTTGTGGGTTGGTTTGTTAACCCAGAAAGCAAGTTGGCAAAATCATTACTGGGATGTGTTTCTGCGTACACGGATTTTGATCCTTCCGTGTTCCTATCACTATCCTCGACAGATTCTTCGAACTGGGTGAGGCGCTATAATGATCGTTTTTCAAAGCACGGTGGATTTTTGAATACACTTTATGGACTAAGTACGAATGTATGTCTTTCGACGAGCAACCACACCAATGTTGCCACTGCCTCTTCCATTCATTATGGCGCTATGAATGTCTACGCTATTGCCTGCCTCGGACTAGATTTCTCTCAGGGACAGGGTAGACAGTTATCTAGATACAAGGTAGCTTGTTTTTGCAACGATGTCATTGCGGAATCTTCAATAGTGTTGCCGGAGGTCCAAAAAGAAATCATCTTTCCGAAACTTGGAGAAGAATCGGTCTTGTGGAGAGGGGCAGACGTTCTGAGCAAAAGCATAAGTGTCCATCTCCAGTCGAAGGTCAGCAACCTTAAAAGTTCAGTCAACAATCGCCTAGAAGTAGTTAGTGCCCTATCGTCTACCGTATTAAGGTCCATAACTAATGGCTACAACGAACTTAAATCTAGCATTGAAATTCGTCACAGTTATTTGCCAACTAGTCATAGAGAAGTGGTTGTTTATTTCAAGATAATTGGACTAGGGATAGTAGGACATAGGTTATTAGATTGGCTCACCGGCTTAGAAGAGTCTGATTTTTTCCAATTTGATCTGGCTCTGGATCGACATGTTTTTTCTCTCATTGGTAGGGTTCAGAGAAAACATCTAAGGGGTTGGGTGCGGATGTTGGACGAGAGAAGACACTGGAACTTTTTAACCAAGTTTACTCAGGATGCTGGAATTTTCATCGATTTTTCAATTGAAGATTGGAAACAAGATTGCCTAATTGCTCTCATTCACTGGACTATGAGACAAGAGACGAGTGACTTTCGCCTCTGCTTTGAGACTGATAGTCTCAATTATCGGGACTTAGTTGTGATATCGTTCTTGAAAGATATTTTTATTAAAGACAAGTTCTCCTTTAAGATCACCTTGGCTTTGGCACGGATAATCAAGAGGTTTTATGACGAACTCGGTCACAATAATGGACTTTATCTTCAGGATAGTGAACACTTATCAGAAGTGACCTCCGTTATAATAGATCAAATAATCCTAGCAGATTCTCTATGCAAGTCTAAATTCCACCAATTGACACACGACTATTGCATTATTGATTATGTTAGGCTCACAAATAAAATCTTTCAAGCATATCCGTTCAATAACACTAAGTTAGTACCCGTGGTTTCAGAGGGTTTGTCTGTTTATGCACTACATATACCCCAGACTTTGTCGTACATCAATTTGAGGGAGAGTTTTTCAAGATCTCTCCACAATATCAACATATCCGGGATCCGGGATCAAGTATTATTAGATCCCAGCGACTTTCAGTCGACGGTGTTGACAGACTATCTGGTCAACCGATCAAAACCTCTTGGTTTTCAATTGATATCTTCTATGAACAATGGACTAATACTCAAGCTAATTGAGAGGAAAGTCAAACAGCTCAGGGTTTTTGAGATTACGAAGAAAGTCCCTTTGAGATACCAAGCAAAGGATCGCATCTTGAAAGAGAAACACGTCTACGAGTTAGCAGAGACTTTGGCCTCTGAAACAAATTTGGAATATATCGGCGGAGAAAGAAAAGAGATAGATTCTTTAATCAACACTAAGGAACATCTGGACACCTTCCTAGATCTAGAATATGAAGCCACTCATCTAACCTGTATGGAACTACATCATTTGATAATCTCTGCTATAAGGGTTGCGAAAGGTCGGACCATTTTTATTTTGTTACCAACCCTTTCAGTTTTAGCATTGGAAAACATACTTGTCCCGTTACTGGGGATAGATTTAGGTTCCATGGAGGTTATATACGTCCCGGCAAAAGAATCCAGATCCATATCTTTGTTATTCGAAGCTCGTATAAAAATTTCTGAAGTGGCAGCTGCCCCATCGGCGTTGAATCATCAATATACTGTTTATTATAGGGTCGGAATCAATGTTTACCATAACATTCATCTATCTAGGGCTGTTAGTCGAATCAATGACCACTTTTTAAACTGCTATAAGGGGAAGATTGGAGTTTTAAAACCACTGGAAGACAAGCTAAACACCTTAGGGCTCGGGGCGATTTTTAGTACAGACATCTTATTTCTGGAACAGAACCTCACCCAAAATCTCAACTCCTTCTATTATTTTCCTAATGAACGAAGGACACTGAAATTGCGGAATACTTCGAAATTACTATTAGACCAGTTTCAGATCAAAGAACTGGTCAAATTGATGATAGCTATTAATTACTATAAGGCAGAGCGAATACCACTTAGAGCTTATCTAGATAATTTTCCAAGCTCCGTGAAGTATTACCTGTTCCAAAGAAACTTAACTTCAGGTGGGTTGACTATCAAGTATAACCCTCTTGCTTACCCGATTTATATGCAGCTGGATCACCCAGTTCGACAGCAAATTGGCCTTTACACTAGACTATTGTCTTGGCAATACGGTACTACACAAGAATCTCGTAACCAAATCAACCAGTCCGCAATTAAGAAGAAGAGAGAAAGGGACGAAGAAGATTCTGCTCGTATTTGGGAAGAGCTTACTTCACTATTGTGAGCGAGAAAATCGACGATGTGGTTCCTTTACAAAAACTCAGCTAACCCTGTAGGCAATTTTTATTGATAATAAGATTCAAGATAATTGACAAATCAGATAAAATCAATGATAAATTGAGACAATTTGACAAGAACGTGCCTATAGGCAGATTCATTTTGAATGTTAGAAGTTCCTAATTAAGTATAGAGGGAG